TGTTCGGGATGCTCCGGTGGACGACGTCGACGGACGTGTCGCCTTCTTCGGTGCCGTAGTATTCGAGTTCGGAGAAATTCAAACACGGGAATACGTCCGACGACTCCCCGGCGACAATTTTTTGAGCGATCAGAACATAATATGAATAATATTTAGATTCATTTATGTTTACATTGAGCAGGGATGACGTGTTACCCGTTCCATTGGTTATTACATACCATCCCGTCCCGTCATTGCTACCGAGAAGTGTGTGATCCTTGAAAAATCGATATGTTAAAGACGGTCGTGCATACACTTTAAAATTACTTAATTTAACACGAACCGGTAACTGTAACTTTACCCATTCACCACTATAAGTAGTACCATTTACGTCAGTAATACCCGCAGATAAGTTGTAATTGCCCGTGACGTTGCTATAGGTTGGGTTTACGAAGGAATCGTCGTATACACTTGTGTGTCCAATGTCGGTTGTATTACCGTTATGTTGCTCGAAACCATAATAGCCATTGGCGGTACTACTCGCACTCGCCACGTACCCACCGGAACTATTGGCCGTCATCGCCACTTCCGGATACTTCACGAGTGGCCTATCATGCTTGGGCAATTCCATGACGACGTCGTCCCCGGCGAAGAATTCGCTCCCCTTCGCCATGCCGAGGGAGCCGGCCACCTGCAACTTCGCACTCGTGGGGGCGGCACCCACACCCGTGGCGGCTTCGAAGAGTTGGAGTTCGCCCACCGCGACATACACTTGCGAGTTCCCGATGGTGTCAGTCACGGCGAGGCGATAATACGAGTAAGGGGTGGTACTCTTTACTTCTACCCGCGTTTCCTCGTACCTCTCGTATGTGAGATTACTGAACGTCACCAACTTTGTCCACGAAACGCCATCGTTTGAACCATACATTCGCCCATTCTTGGGCATGTCATTGTCATTGTCTAGATTCTTTACACGTTGAAGCAAGGTAAAATGGGAAAGCTTGATGGCGCGGGGCATTTGGATTTGAAGCCATTCGTGATTGAATGTATCGTCGCCGGTCGTACGACTTTTGTTTGCCACCCCGGCGGTAAAATCACCATTACCACCTACGAATGCGTCGGCATAACCATTTTCCTTAATTTCTCTGTAATTATTGAACGCCGTGTAGGGTGCCGTGCTCACATCCGTGTTGTACACATTACTCGCACTCGCCACGTACCCCTCACTCTCATTGGCTTTTAAACTCTTCCGCGGCCACTTGATGTAGCCCGTTTGCAGGGTCTCACTCGAGAGGTCACCGGAGATGTGCACGTTTTCCATGCGGGTCACCGGTTTTTCGGCGAAGAGGCGCCATTCGGTGATACTTGCGTGTTGTCCCGTACCCACTTTCGAGAAAACGAGTCGGTAGTGTGTGTACGGCGTGGTAGCATTGACGTCAAGCTTTTTCCACGTAGATGAAGTATAAGATTCACCACTAAATTCGGTGAGTTTGTACCACGCTTCACCGTCGTTTGAACCAAGAATGACCCCGTCTGCTGGTGCACGTTGAACGTCCCATGGCATCACATTTGAGTGAGAGAGGAGAATTCCGTAAGGAAGTTTTAATTGTACGTATTCGCCTGTATATCTAGTTCCACCGACATCTGTTGTGACATAGGAGCCTTCGTAGACTCCGGTTGATGCGTTATACGCGGCAGTTCCAGAAATCCAATCTACAGAAGAAGTTGAGTAGTTGAAAATGTCATAGACGTTATCTGTAGAACTATATTCACTACTCGCACTCGCCTCGTAGGTCCCGTGTCCCTCGACGTACGTGTTAAAGTCCGTCATTGGTTCCACCGGATGTTCCGTGTACCCCACGTCCAAACCGGAGGCGGCCGTCGTGGACACGACCCCTGCGTCGACACTGAAGGTTTCGGTGAAGAGCTGGAGTTTCGCCGCAGTGGCGTAGGATGCATTATTGTTTGTGGTGATGACGAAGCCGTAGTGTTTGTAGGACGAGGTCGCGTCGACCACCGTGGTCTTCGGGGCATCCGTGGTCGGGCCGAATGCAGTGAAGCTCGCGAGTTCCGTCCAGGTGCTGTCGTCGTTGGACCCAAACATCTTCGCCTCGTTCGCCCACGACGTAAACGCGCCCGATTGTCCGGTGTACACGAAGTGTCTGAGGGTGGTCTTGTAGGGGAAGGTAATTTTAAGGTACTCCCCGGATGCACCACCGAGGGAGTCGGACCCCTCGTACGCACCGGTGCCCGTGTTGTACACCGCGACCGCACTCGACCACGCGACGGACGCGCTCTGGTCAAAGGCGTTCCACGCGTTGCTGTCGGTGTCGAGCGACGACGCCGACACCGTGTACTTTCCGTGGCCGTCGACGGTCGTGGTCGCCGCCGTGAGCGCTGCCGGTGGTTGTTCCGAGACGATGGCCAACTTGTTGCTGATGAGCCCACCTGAATCCATGAAGTCCCCTGTGCTGCTGTTCCACGTGACGAGGTTCGCCGCCGTCGGGGCCACCTGCAGGTTCGGGGCGTAGACGTTGGATTGGAAGTTGGCCGTGCCGTTGATGTCGAGGGTGTACGAGGTCGCGGTGGTGCCCACGGCGAGGTGGGACGCGGCGAACACGTTGGTGCCGTGAATGTTGGATTCCACACCCAAACCCCCTTGGGTGACGATGAGCGCCCCCGTGTCTTTGGACGTGCTGTGGGTGGCCTCGGTCACGTCCACGCTCTCCGCGGTGAGGCTGTCCATGTTCGACGTTCCGGAGACTTCAAAGTTGTACGAGGTGGCGGTGGTGCCCACGGCGAGGTGGGACGCGGCGAAGACGTTGTCCCCGTGGACGTTCGAGGCCACCCCGAGACCACCTTGAGTTATCACGATGGCCCCCGTACTGGTGTTCACCGCGTGCGTCGCTTCATCCATGCTGATGCTCGTCGCCGTGAGCGTCCCGACGTTCGCCGTGCCCCTGACGTCGAGTTTGAACTCGGTCGCATCGCCACCGATGACGACGTTCCCCTGGGCGTAGGAGAGGGTGCCCACGTTGCTTTGGAGCCACTTCCCATCGGTGAGAATTTTAACGTACCTGATTTTAGTCGTGCTGCTGGCACCGCTCGCGTCGAAACGGAAGAACTGCCCGACGTCGTTATAGATGGCCGAGCGTTCGACGTCGTCGAACACGAGCACGGGGGTGCCATTGATGGAGACGGTCCACGCCCCCCGCTCGAACCCGACGACCACGCGGTTCCACTCGGCGGCGTTCCAGGTGTGCGAGGCGGTGGCCACCTGTCCCACGCCGTCGTAGTACAAGGTGACCCCACCCCCACTGCCGTTGTTGAAGACTAACTCGTAGCCATTGACGTTGGTGGTCTCACTCGTGGTGTACATGTGCATCTTCAGGGAATCGGACCCGTACAGGTCGAAGGCGCAGATCCACGAGTTGGGCAACTTGAGACCGGCACTGGCGGAACCCCCTGTCAGAGTTATTTCCGGAGGGGACGTACTGCGCGTCGCATTGGTGAGCGTGGTGAATGGGGGATTCTCCACATCCTCCTGACGGTCCCATAGGAGGACGGAATTTCTGGTGAAAATGTTCGTCGAACTGTCGACCCCACCGACGACACTATCCACGTGCATCTTCCCAACACGCAAGATGGCATTGCGGACATCCAAATATCCCACGATGCTCTCGCTGAAAGACATTTAATATAGGGAGAGGAATTTTTCTAGCAAACCATGGCACGACATGGTTTGGAAGAAAAGGTTAGGTTTATTGGGGGGCTTCGGGCCACACCGGTGCAGCCGGGTCCTCTGTGTTGGCAGGGAGGTCCCGGAGGGCTTGGCGGTAATCCAACCACGCCTGTTTGACCTCCTCACTGGCGTGGGGGTAATCGATGGTGGCGTATTTGTCCGTTTTGTCAAGAGTGGAGTCTCTCTTGCGACGAAGTGTTTCCAAAGCCAGTTGATTCTTGAGTGTAGAATTCCAGTATTCTTCACACTCAGCTTGCGTCGGTATAGTGAAGGGTGCTTCCGTGTACACGTTGGCTTCTTCGTTGAATAGCAAATGGGACGTATCATCCATATCTGCAACCTCTTCCCCTGTATACGTCCGCTGACTGTACCAAGATACATTCGACAGGGTGAATGTCTTTCCGTTATCAAAACCCAATGATTGTCCAGGTCGTAAAATGGTGAGCGTCTTCAATAGATCCATATATAGACACACGATTTTTATACAACGTCCAATGCCACAAAGAAACTCGAAATCATCATTTCATAAGAGAGGTTATCATTGCTTCCAGTACACCTACCAGTCCATAATGTGGTAGTACCCCCATCGAAATCCGTGTAAACACCAAGGAGTTCTACTTTTATTTTTGAACCTTTCGAAACTTGACATTGTTCGAGTGTAAACTGAGAAGTCACCGAAGCGGCCTCGGGCGTGGAATCGTTATTGTTGTGATATGAAACAGTAGGTATACCGCATCCCCTTCCTCTATTATCGGCACTTTGATCGGGCATGGACGAGTCCAACGTGTATGTTGAAGAATAATCGTTATAATACACCTTTAGCCTGAACAGAAAATTCCATGGGGTATTAAACTCTCCTCTCCAGTCGACCTTTACGTAGGCCTTCAGCGTTGTAGTTCCGAGATCGTGGTAACACGACGGTATATTAAATTCATGATCGAGAATACTTGCAACTGTGCCACCACTGTCATTAGCAGGTTGTGCGAAACTCGTGGATCTAGAACCAAGATAGTCCCACGTAAGAAAAGTAGAACGACCACCGTTATACTTTTGAGAAAACGTATCCCCCCTCACATCCAAAACCGCCCTCGGCTCCGACGTCCCGACCCCCAATCTTCCACCCTTGAAGGTGACCACGTCCGGTGAGACGTCGAAATACTCCTTCTGGTACGCGTACAACTGCCAGACCTCGTCACCGGTGAGGGCTCGGTTGAAGAGGCGGAAGTTGGCGATGGAGCCGTCAAGGTAGTTTATGGAGGCATGATTGATACGCGAACCCAAACGTATTTTAGATGACGCGTCTATGTCCAGTACGTTTGTCACGGTTCCATTCTCTTGTGTGGGTTCTATTAAACTCCCATTGAGATACAAAAGTTTCTTATCTTTCGTTCCACCACCACCCGTATACGTGCCGCAGAGATGGTACCAAGTATCGTCCACGATTGTTGGGTTATATTGCAGATCGTTACTCCAGAAAATATAGCTTAGTGTATACCCACTACTATCATTTGTGCGTATTTGAATTACTTTACTGTCACTGCTAGTCTCTCCACTTGTAGGGGCGATTGAAAAAAGTGTTCCGTCGTGGTTGGATGCTCGTTTGAACCATAGTGAAACTGTGTGAACCTGATCATCGACGAATGTTGATGGGAGGGTAGATTCTATATAATCCCCACTCCCATCGAACACCCACGCGTTATAGGTGCTATCGAATCCATTTGTACCGGTGATTGTCCCCGTCACCCCATTTCCGGAGAGGTCCGTCACCCTGGTTGAACCACTCCCCGAGTAGGAAGACGTGTTCCCGGCGTCCCAATACACCTCCAACCAATCCGTGTTGGGCACGTTCGGCACCGACCGCATGATGACGTCCGTGCCGTGGGCTTCGGGGTCGTATTCGGGGGTGCCGTGGAGTTCAATTTGCCCGATGCTTGTCCAGTAAACCTGTGTGGTGTTGTTGACGATTTGTATGGTGTTAATGACGAGTGCGTAATATTTATACGCCACGGTAGAGTTGACTTGCTCAATGTGCTGCTCACTGAATTTTTTCTGACCCGTGGTAAACTGTCGGATGCTTGTCCAGGTCGACCCATCATTTGATGCGTAAAGTTCACATATTTTGGGGTACCCGTTGTCATAACCATCTAAGCCATAACTTGTCTCTGATCTTGACTCAAGTACAAAGTCGTAGAGGTAGATGGGCTCTGGAATCTGGATTTGTATCCATTCACCTTCTAAGGACCCGGTATGGTGTTGTGTAGTCAAGTTGAAAGCACCACTTGCGGGGTCATAATGCTTATTGTCCGCATCTATCGGAGATGCCCACCCTGCACCCGCACCAGTGTTACCACCAACTGGATTGTTGTTATCAAATACTTCCCATGGATAGTATGAACCAAAATTACCACTCGCACTCGCCGTGTACCCCGCCGTGGTCGCGGCGGTCATCGCCACCCGGGGATACTTGATGAACTTTTTCGACCTCGTGTACTCCGTGACGACGTTGGAGTTCAATTTGATCGAAGCCGTGTTGGACACCTTCTGGAGATTGAGGTTCCCCACGATATCGAGGGACTCTGTGGGTGCGGTGGTCCCCACACCAACCTTTCCGGTGGTCGCGTCCACCACCAACTTGTCGTCGTCCACTGCGAGCGCCTTGGTGCGCAAGTCGGCGCCTGAGAATGTCAGCGTGCGTGTCGACATTATTTAATATAGGGGGAGGAATTTTTCTAAGGGTTTTCGAGGGCATCGAGTCTCGCCAAGACCGAGGCGAGTTGCGCCTCTAGAGTCGCAACCTTAGTCTTTTCAGCTTGAAGCTGTCTATCAACCTCTTGTAAAGCAGATGTAGCGACAGTCCAAATGGCTTCCTTCTTTAGGAACACGAAATCATCAACCTCTTGTCCGTAGATGAAGAGTTGTGTACCTGGGTGTGTCGTCACCGTTTTCGTGTAATTGTCAATGATTTCTTCGTAGCCCGCTGTGTCTTCTAGGGCATTGTATTCTTCGACCGAAATGACGACGTTCGCATTTTGATATCCAGATATGTTTGCGACGTATCCCGATGTATCTTCGAGAGCTTCATATTCCTCTGGTGTGATCGTTGTCGTCGTTATTTCAGTGATGACGTTGCCAGTTTCATCAACCGAACCAATCCACTCAGTCAAATCCTCTTCCACACGAATGGTGTGTTCATCGATGACTTCCACGAGGTGAACGTCGTGGTCTTCGCCATCGATACCCTTTGTTCTGATGAGTGTGGTCGCATTAGATTCCAGATTGGAGGTGTTAAAGTTGGTGAATGTTATTACATTTGATGAGGAAACATTCGCCAATTCATAAATGTTTGGTAAGACCTTTTTTCCCAGGTTGGTGGCGTATGGAAGCGTCTCCCGAACCTCTTGGGCGATGAAACCCCACACAGGTTCCTGACCTCTACTGACCTCGTCTTTATACCTGTACTTTTTGGGGTTGAGGAGACGTAAGACCTCCAAACATTCCGCGTCATCAGCATCTACGATGTCCTTCTTAATGCGTTCATCGGAAGCAGCAACCAAACCAGAAGCATATATATTACCGGCGGCGTATATCGTAATGGCATCGTTTGCTCCTGTAGCAAGTGCAGTTGAAGTATATGCGAAATATGTCATATCAGGCATATTACCAGCACTACCAGTGACGTGTAATGGATACAAAGGACTCACCGTCCCGATGCCGACGTTGCCGTTTTGTAGCCAGGTCATAATCCTACCAGATGTAGAAGATGCCACTGTCAGGTCATCTGTTCCGCCCTGTTGATAATCACCGATGATTTGCATGTATTGTGTTCCAGTGTCGGCTCGTGAGAAATCAATGCGACACGCCCTTCGTGTGGTCGCACCCGCACGGAGTAGTAATTGTGCTTGTCCAGTGTCGGTAGCGATCCTTAAACTTGAATCGGTAGCGCCGTATATTTCAAGCTTATCATTCGGACTCGCCGTCCCGATGCCGACGTTGCCGTTTGCAAGAATCCGCATTCTTTCGAGTGCTGGGACATTATCATCTGGATTTGTCCAGAACTCTAAATTTGAACCATAATTATTTGTTCCCCGTGAATTAATAATTCTTGAATTACCCCTATCTCCCGAGTTTGCAGAGTTGTAAAAGTGAATACCAGCAATTTCACCCGCTTCATTAACCCTATTTCCCCTAATCCAGAGATATTGTGGAGCTGTTTCAGCATTCCCTCCGACCTGAAGTTTCGCACTTGGACTATCCGTCCCGATGCCGACGTTGCCAGTTTGGGTGTCCACGAAGAGGTCATCCGTGTTGACAGCCAAGTTCGAACCCAACGTCATCCCCCCCGCGACGTTCAAGGCGTCGTCCGACGTGTTCGTGAGGGTCATGATGTTCGACGTGGTGTTCGACACGTTGAGGATTTGGTCGAGCCCCTGGGTCTGGGTGAACTGCAAGTTGTTCACGAAGAGGTTCCCTGTGGTCTCGATGCCGTGGGCCCCAATGTTCACGAATTCCGTGGTGTTCCCCATGCACCCGAACACGATGTTCGACGAGGACCCATCGGCGAAGTCCACCCCGGACTGGATGTACGTGTTCCCTGAGTCGGCGTAGATGCGCGTCGTCGTCTCCGAGTCCGCGGCCCCCACCTTGTCCTCGAGACGGATTTCAGGGGCGTCAGCCTTGATGTGCAACTCCGACGACTGCCCGCTCACGCCGATGCCCATCTTCTGGTTGGCGACGAGCTCGTCGGCGCGCACCGAGGCTTGTAAAAAATTCAACGGCGTCGACATTTATTATAGGGGGAGGAATTTATTTAAAAGCTAAGACACGTTTAGATTTTAAATAGATGAGAACATGCCCAGAGAGAACTCGAACTCCTGGGGCTGAACCACGTGGGTCTAGACACCGTGGTCATCGAGTTCATCAAGGGACTCCACGCCAAGTTGGGGAACCAGCCGGGGGCCATGAAAACCATAACAGACTACGTCGAACAACTCATCGACAAAAAGCCCATCGCACCCATCACAGAAGCCGACTTCGACATTTAATATATTGGGAGAGAATTATTAAATGTCTGGGGCGAACGTCGAAGACGTTCGAGGGAGGTGTTTAGTTAAGAAAGACAACTCCATAGGAGTTGGGGGAAATGTGAGTACGAGTGACTTAGCCACAATGGTACGTACATCCGACGAATGCAGCCCTGTGTACACAGTTCGCTTCATCCGTCTGTTGTCCGATGGCGTCGAGATACCGAATCTTGTACGCCTTCTCCGTGGCGCCCGAGGGATCGTCTTCCCATTGGAGTTGACCGTGTTCGTCGAGATCGTTTTCGAGTCTGTCCGTGACGGTTTCGTGTTTCACGGCACCTGGATACTCGGCATCGACGGTTTGTTCGACCATGTGGTAATACGTGGGCATGAAAAACTCTTTATCTTCGGTAGACAAATTGCTGTAGATCGCTTCTGTCGCCTCGACCTTGGTTGTCATCGTATACGTCAAACTGTACGTATTCTGGACATTCGCCTCGAGGTTCGAGTACTCGGCATACGTGACCGTGGATGGTTCGATGTGTACCGCATCCCACGCGTCTTCAGCCGTGACGTTCGCAGTCGTCGTTTTCGTGTACTTGACGTCGTAAACGACGTTGGACGTCTGTGTGAACGTCAAAGTGTACGTGTTTTGTACGTTAGCCTCGAGGTTGGACCACTCCGCGTAGGTCACGTCGGAGGGCGAAACGGAAACATTGGACCATTCATCATCTGCGGTGACCGTCGTGGTCACCCATTCGTGTGGCACACCCTTCACGACCGGCACCAAACCCGTGTAGTGTGTCTCGACGACATTCGATTGCTTGATACGCTGGATGGGCTGGTCTTGTGGATTGAAATCACAATCCATCGTTATTTTGGCCACCGTGTAGTTCTTGAGTGAGTCAGACTCCTGTTTCTGTCCATAGCCCGCGACGTTGGAGGTCGTGATGTAGTCACCAGATTCGAGGGCGCCCGCCATGTTCACCACCCACATCGCGCCTTCACCGACGGAGTTGATGAACGCACGCCTATCCCCCTTTTGTTTTTGTACCACACTCACGAATGAACCCTGAGAGTACTCGCGCTTCTCCAGGTCTTCCGAGCCCGAAATGACACCGAAACATGCCTTATCTTTTTCCTTCGTCGACAGGGACACGAGAGGAAGCGATTGACTGATTTGAATCGCATTCGCACCCGTGGTGATGTCTTCGTTGATGTCAAAGTATTTGTTTTTATTCGCCGAAACGATGAGACCTTCGAGGTTTTCATAATTGGCGTGCGGTACACCGTCTACGAACGACCTGTGTTGTCCGGTGAAATCAAGTACAGAAACGTCTGTTCTTCCCAAGTACGCCATAGACGCATTATTATATAGAAATTCAAAGTTTGTACCATTGTTAACACCAAAATGCCATGAATTGGTATCATTGGCGGCTCTGAACATTCGTACACCCGAAGTTTTCGCACTATCACCGACATCTCCCGATTGTTTGATAACGAGATCACTGGTCCTACCCGTTCCCCCGTTATAAGGTCCACCTATGTACCCCTTCGTGAGTATACCACTCCCCCTCACATCCAAATCCGCCCTCGGAGCCTCTCCATCACCCAAACCGATGCCGACCCGCGTCTTGCTGAAATTGACGACGTGGTGGCCCTCGTCGCACCGACCCATATCGTAGAGTCGCTTAACCTCGTCGGCGGTCAAGACCGTTCCGGGGTAATATTTAAGATTCGAAATTTTACCGGTAAATTGTTCAGTATTTGTTGATGATTCTGCAGCACTACCAACAATGATAGCCTGGTCTGCACCGACATTCATCACATCGGTACCCGCACTAGTCGTGAGTGTTTGTTTTACTCCATTGATGTAAATTTCATAAATATCATTTGAAACCGCACCGGTTCCTTTCTTTATGCAGACGATATGATACCACTTATTTACCTGATTCACTACTCCATCCACGTATTGATTATTTGTGCTACCGTGACTAGCCACTATTTCATCTTCATACATGCTCAACACAAACGATGCCGCGACCGCGTACGCACTCGTGTGAATGAAAATTACCCTTGGAGTAGCTGACGTCACATCCGCTGGTTTTATCCACACGGACACGGACGCTAAAAAGTCTCCCGAAACTCCACCAATATTCGTACCGGTTGTGATTATATCCGATGATGCCTGAATATCGAACGCCTTCTCTGTCGCATCATACGACGCTGAACCTCTAATGAGACCATCCAACCCCCTCCCCGACGTATCCTTCACTGTGCCGTTCTCCGTCGGGTTCGTCGAGGTGTTGTATTCCACCACGAGCCTGTCCCGGCGGGGCGTGTCGTCCGCGTCGAGGGCCGGCCCGATGCGGGGCACGGTGAGGTTCTTCGTGAGGGTCAACGAGCCATCGTGGAGTGTCGATTGACCGCGCTCACGGGTGCCGAAAACCCGCATTTCTGCGACATTTGTATTGTCAGCACCACGGGTTTTGGTGACGACGAGTGCAAAATATTTGTAAGTGTTGGTGGTGTTTACCGTCGCGTTGTGAGATAATGAAGACCAAGTCTCGCCAGTTTCCTGTGCGAGAACGTACCAAGTCGCGTCATCCACACTACCGAGTAAATAGAAATCTTTCGGTGCGTAACTATTGATGTAACTGGACGCCACTGTTATTTTGATCGTACTCGGGTTGATCGCGTATGGTGTCGACAGTTTAAGCCATTCACCCGATATACCACCGAGTGAATTTGTACCTGTGTACGCGCGATCACTACCACTACTGAATCCACCGGCCACACTATTCCATGTTAAATCTGGAGTTCCACTTAATAAAGTCTTGTTAAATGCACCAAACGCTTCGTACTCATTGGTAGACCAGGTACTACTCGCACTCGCCCTAAAAACCCCGTGACCCTCCATGTACGTCTCATAGTCAGTCATCGCCCTCGGTGGAAACTCCTCCGGGGCGTGTGCCTCGTCCAACACCGCGAACCTCCCCTCTGGTTCCGTCGTACCCACCCCTAAGCGACCCTTGTGCACGACGACCGACGACTCCGCCCGCTCGAACTGGTCCTTTTGGGCATCCCATAGTTCGAGAGCCTGTTCCTCGTGGAGGTACTTGTCGTACACCCGGAAATTCGCGACCTTGCCGTCCAAACCCTCGCCGACCCGGGCGACCACGTCGAGGTCTTCTTCGGTGCCGTAGATTTGCCATCCGTGAATACTACACGCACCGTCACCACTTGTGTTCACATAAGTGACGATGAGCCTGAAATATTTGTAAGAATTGGATGTGTTCGTGTCAGGTGTTATATCATTATAAGTTCCTTGTGTCCATGACGTCACACCACTATATGATTTCAATAGATCCCACGTCGAACCATCGTTACTACCAGCGAATACTCCCGCAGTTGGTTGTCGACCACCGGTGGTGTAAGATGCAAGCTTGAAAAGAGTTGGTTGAACTTTACGAGGTGTTTGTATTTGTAAGTATTCACCACTGTAAGAAGTGCCACCAACATTTGTTGAATAAGTGCCCGCAGTATATTGACCAGTTGTTGTATTGTATGGGACCCCATTAACTGTCCACGCATTATCTCCCGACGTGTCGTCATCAAATGCCTTGAACGGCCCATAAAGTGATGCATTACTGGTACTACTCGCACTCGCCACATACCCCCGCTGTGCCGGTCCAGTCATCGCGATGTGCGGATATTTCAGCACTGTCGACGAGATGGGGAAGCGGGTGGTGTCGTTCTCTTTGTGGCCGTAGAGTCTAAGCGAGGCAATAATAAATTCACGACCACCGCCCAACACGGTGCTTATTTGAGTCACCAGAAATATGATGTATTTGTACGCTTTTTGTGCATTCACGGTATGTCTATCAATTTGTGTACCACCAGAAGTCATACCATCAGTTGTTGGTGATGCACCAGTTCTTGTTGATAAAAGATCCCAAGTTTCATCATCATTACTCCCTAAAATAACATAATTGTTTGGGTTGTGTGGATAGTAAGAAGACACCGGAGTACCCCCCTGGACTTCTAGATAATTTAGTACAAACTTATGAGGAAACTCTATCTTACCCCAACTGCCCGTGTGTGTAGTTCCATCAGAATCCGTGATACTTTGTCCATCATTCCCTCTCGGATTACCGTCGAAATATGTACTATCAGCGTCACTGCTCCCTGGGTGAGAATACCAGAAAGTACTGACATTGCTATCAAATGCTTTCCATACAAATTGATTTTGGTCGTGAGGGGGATCGCCGGTACTCACTGTGTACCCATACTCCGAAAACGTGGTCATCGCAAACGGTGGATAGTCCCCGAACGTGTCTTGCACTTGGGCGTCCCCCAGTTTTCGACCGTCGAGGTAGCACGTGCGGACGCCACCACCCCCTTGCGTCGCGTACACGAGATTGTGCCACGTGTTCGCCGACAGGAACTGGTTATCACCACCATCGATCCATCCCAAGTGTCCGGTCTCCGTGAGTGAGATGGCAGTTTTGGCGTCGCCCTCACCCGCCACGGTCCCGACGTGGAAGAGGGTCGCATTCGAGGACACGTTCGCCGCGTTAAACCAGAGTGATACGGAGTGTGGGTGGTCGCCTTCGAACCCGAGATCGTCACTCACGACGTTCGAGGTCGAGAGGGACGAGAACTCCCACGCCTTCTCGGCGGAATCATAGGTCGCGTTATTCTCCGTGAGGGTGTGTCCCTCCCCCGAGAAGTCCGTCGCGGTCGAGCCCTTATCGCCATCGATGTACAATTTCACACCCGTCGTATCCGGAAGGTTGAATTGGGACGTAATCTTGGTGTCCACCGATGTGTCGGGGTCCGAGGTTTCTTCGTAGCCGTAGTATTCGAGTTCTGCGATGTTCGTTACACCATATGCGTTATTTGGTGTCATATTCTCAATAACAAACACTATATACGAGTAATAGTTTGTGTTTGTAATACCAGAAAGTGTCGCCGCGATAGAATACTGGTCGCCGTTAAAATTACTTTCATTCCACGTCACATCACCATTATTATATGTTTTTAGTAGATGCCAATTTGTGCCATCGTTACTACCTAAAAACGTTCCTTCGTATGGCCTTCTGTCGTCATTAGTACCAGTGGGGATGTTTTTATAGCTTAAAATATTGATTTTATCTAGTTTAATCCTATTTGGAAATTGAAGTTTCAAGTAATGTCCCGTATAAGAAGCGCCATTTTCATCTTGAAATGTAACACCTGAAATAGGTAAACCAGTTGATTGATTAAATCCATTACCCCCGGCATCGTCAGATGAATAGAAATATCCAGCCGAAATTACTGAACTACCCAAGCCATTGAAAGCCCTGTATGCATTTCTATCTGAGTACACACTGTCTGTACTCACAGTATACCCACCTTGTGTGTACGTGTTGGTCGTGTCGTTGCGGTCAAACTCCCCTTCCGTAAAAACAATCTCCGGATACTTCCGCAAAGGCACGGTGCCTCTTCCGTGCGGTCCCGTCTGGTCCACGACCGTGTTCCCACCGGTGATGGCCCCCGACGCCATCGCGACCTTCCCCCCGTCGACGGCGAAGGATTCGGCAAACAACTGCCACCGCTCGATGGCCACGGATGTGCTCGCCCCCGCCGCCTTCGTGGGCACGATGGCAAACTTTTTATAGGCTGCCGATGCGTCGACGACGACGGTTTGCACTTCAGACTCGGACCCTGGCACGACGTCGCTCCACTCCTTGAGAAGGGTCCACGAGGTGCTGTCGTTGGTGGCGTACAGATTGGCGGTGCCTGGGTAGGAGGCCACGGCGGCCGGGGTGAGTTTCATGTGTCTGAGGGTGGTCTTATATGGGAACTCGACGGCGAGCCATTCACCCGAACCCGTGGAGCTCACGGCGGAGAGTTGGACGGACCCACCATAGACGTTGTCGGTGCCCGTGTACGTCGAAAGGGAGGTCCACGCGTCCGAGGCGTCCCCGTTGAACGCGTTCCACGTGTTTGAATCGGTCGCCAAACCCGAGGTCGTGAGTTTATAGACCCCGTGGTCCGTGACCGTGGTGGAATTGGCCGTCAAGGCCGATGGGGGTTGTTCGGAGACGACGGCAAATTTATTTGCCAACAGTCCCCCTGAATCTTCGAGAAGCCCGGTGGTGCTGTTCCACGTGATGACGTTCCCTGCGGTGGTGGCCACCGCTGGCGTTGGGAAGGCCAGGTTCCCTCCGACGTAGAGATTGCCATCCACACCCACGCCACCATCGACGGTGAGTGCACCGCTGCCGACGGACGTGGACGCCGTGGTATTGGTGATGCTCACGGCCTGGTCTGTGGTCGCCGCCACGGCACACACACTCCCGAGGTCCGGGGTGGCGTCGACCTGCACTGATTGGATGTGTACGTTGTTCACCACGTAGAGGTTCCCAGTGTGCACGTTCCCAGAGACGGCGATGCCACCGTCGATGACCACGCCCCCGTTCGAAGTTGAATCGGACATCGTGGTGTTGATGACGACGTTCCCTTCGGTGTGAAACGTCGCCCCGGAGGTGGCTGTGCCGATGCCGACGCTTCCATCGGCCACGGTGTAGTAGATGTCATCACCCGTGATCGTCCACGGGGTGGCGACGAACGGACCATCGCCCTGGTACAGGTTGCCGTCGAATCGAATGTCCCCACCGACGTCGAGAGTGTACGACGCGGACGTGACGTTGATGCCCACGTTTCCATCCTGTTCGATGCGCATGCGTTCCATGGCACCGACACCAAAGGTCATGAATTGTTGGTTGGTGTTGCCCTCCAAAGTGATGTTCGAGTTCGATGTCCCCCCGGTTTGTAAAATTAATTTGGTGTCTTGGTTCGTGGTGTCTCTATCGTTGGCCAACACACTGAGTGCGCCCGCGGTCTTGATGTACATCTGTTCGTTGACCGTCGTCGTAGATTCACCACCGAGACGGAGGTGACCATCCACGTGGAGCATGAGACCGACGTCCGTCGAGTCTGGGACGATGCCGATGCCAGCCATGCCGTCGGTGATGAGGGAGAGGGTCGAGTTCGTGATGCTGATGGTGTTCGGTGTGCTGTTGGAGATGCCCGTCACTGTGTCCAAGCCATAGCCCGGGAGAATGCTCACGGATTGTAAAAAGAGTCCGTGGCAGTTCACGTTGCCCGTGACTTGCACGACATCCCTGGCGTCGTCATCGATGACCACGTTCGACCCGACACACAGGTCGGCGGTGGGGCTGCTGTTGGCTATGCCGATGTTGGATGTGGTGATAAACGCCGTCGTGGCGTTGGTGAACTGCACGGTGTTCGACGTGACGTTGCCATTGTTCACGATTTCTTGGAGATTGGCGGCAATCCCTTCGAGTTGCGAGCCGTCGCCGATGAACGTGAGGGCCGTGACGTTTCCGGCGACCAAAACGTTGGAGAACACGTTGATGCCCGTGGTGGGATGTTCGAATTCCACCATCTGGGTCGTGTTCGCGCCGAACTCCGTCACGGACTGCAACGTGGTCACAAGACCCGTGAGCGTTGACCCATCGCCGTGGACGGAACCGGTGACGTACACGTTGCCGTACACCATGAGATTGGCCCGTTCGTCCGTGAGCACGTCCACTCTGTCGCCGTCATTGGCTTCACTGTTCGTGTAGCCGAGCACGACGTTCGCGTTCGTCTGGTCGTAGTAAAAAGCGACGTTGGACCCCTCTTTTGCTGTCAATACGAGACCAACGTTCGAATACGTTGAATTGTTAGACCCGAGTTTCGTCAATGGGTCTTTGACCTCGAGAGACTTTACCGAGAGATTCCCACTATGAACCTCGACATCCCCGGCAAAGCTCTGGATGTTCGTTGTCATTTACCTTAATATGCGAAATTTTTAACAACAGTTGTACCCTCCTTGATGCTCTCTAACTTCGCGCCAGTGCCTGATGATGTGTACTCCACCTTGATGTCGTAGTCGTAGTCTTGCGCCGTGTCGTAGGGTTCGATGACCACTTCGGTCGGCGTCGAGACGACGTTCGAGCTCCATGGATAGGCGGTGTCGCCGAATTTGTTCAACGTCCCCTTGGTAATGTTTTTCGTGGGTGTCCCATCTTTGTGTCCACCCTGGAGTTCCAGTACGAGGGTGTTGAGGTTCTCGTCACCGTGGAGGAGCTGAGCCACGACCTTGGCGTAGAACACGTTGGAGGCAAACTGCAGGGTTATGTTTGAACTCGGGTTGGTCATGGACCCGGAGTGTGTGTAGTAGTGCGTGTTCGCGAGGACCATCCCGGTTTCGATGTACGCCACGTTGCTCACGGTGATGTTCGAGGTGAACGTGGGGTCCTCGTAAGTGGCCTTTATGAGATAGAGGTCCGTGATGTCGTCTCCCGCTGTGTCGAGTCGACTGGCGTTGCTGTCGAGGTCAGTCCTCAAACTCTCAATCAGCACGACGTTCGCGGCGAGGTCTGTCTTGAGAGCGACGCCGTCGAGTTTAGTGCCGTCCCCGTAGTACTCGGTGGCGGTGATGTTCGACGCCGCGAAGATATTCCCTGATGCTTTCAAGCTCCACGTTCCGGTGTTGGTGAACGAGACCATGTCCGAGGTCGTCGCCTCGGCGGTGGTCACCTGTTGCAACGTGGGCACCTTGGTTTCCAAAGTACCAGGGGCAATCTTTTTCAGGTCGTTGTTTGATGTGTTCACGTAGACGTAGTTCACACCAGTCATGGACGTGAGCACGTTGGCGTTCGGGATGTCGTTGGCGCGACCGATGCCCGTGACGAACACCGAACCGTTCGACGCCTTTTTCACACAGACCCCTAAGTTTTGAATCAGGTGGGGGAGGGTGTTGTAGGGTTTCGTCCCCATGACAGCGCCCGCGG